GGTAATCCAACCGCAAAGAACGACTTTATCACCGCCAAGATAATCAATTCGTATTTGGGTATGCTTGCTGCCAAGAAGGAAGCGCAGGAAAAGTATGACAAGGTGATAGAAGAAATAAAAGAAAGCATTGAATTTATCACCGATGCCAACTCCGCTAATGAGTTCGCTTCACATATCAATGAGTTTGAACACGTTGGTAGTTCTTTGATGATGGCGAGAAGTTTGTTTGCTGCAAAGGTAAAGGCTTTGGGACTGGTATTCAATAAGGAAACTAAAATCTACTCAGATGCAGCCTAACTATCGTATATATGCAACATTGTTGGATTCTTACTTCAATTACCTTAATAGCGATGTCATATATGAACGTTATTATGGGTGGAGTGAGAATCCACCATATACGGAAGAAGAGTTTCGGCAGAAGCAGTTTCAAGAACTGATAGACCGGATTAACCGCAGGCCATTCGACAGCGAAGCGGCAGACAAGGGAACAGCCTTTAATGAGGTTATTGACTGTATGGTTGAAAATCGGAAATCCGAAACGGTGCAGGTTGAAAAGGTATATAAGGCAATACGCGAAGGAGCTTGTGACGAAACAGGTAAACCTTTGTATTACGATGAGGTTCAGACCAACGAGGTTATAGGTTTGAGAGTTACCTATAATAATCGTGTTTTTACTTTCCCAATCTCACTTTGCCGAGAGTTCGCCGGTTACTTCAAAGGAGCATTGACCCAACAAAGGGTAGAAGCGATTCTTTCAACCGCATACGGCAATGTTTTGGTTTATGGGGTGATTGACGAGCTGATGCCGGCCAGCGTCCACGACATCAAAACAACTGGAAGCTATACCGTAGGGAAGTTCAAAGACCACCATCAACATTTGGTTTATCCTTACGCTTTGATGAAGAACGGTTCGGATGTACGGACATTTGAGTACAACATTGTAGAGTTCAATAAAGGCGGTTTTGTGGTAGATACCTATACAGAAACATACGTTTTCAATCCAGAACGTGATATTCCTATTCTCACTAATCATTGTGAGGAATTTATCCGGTTTTTGGAAGAAAACAGAGAACTTATAACCGATAAAAAGATTTTTGGAGGAGAAAATTAATGGCAAACCAAATAACCGGACGGATAATCGAAATCGGACAAACCGTTCAAATACCATCCAAAAACGGTGGTTCCTCATTTATAAAACGGGAGTTTATTTTAGATGCTACCACTTACGACCCTTATACGGGAGAGCGTAGCGAGTATGAGAACATTATTCCCTTAGAGTTTTCGGGTGACAAGTGTACAGAACTTGACCGCTTTAATCAGGGTGATGTTGTTACTGTGTCATTTGTCTTACAAGGGCGTTCTTGGACGAATCAAGACGGAGAATTCAAACGTATGGCGTCTATTCGGTGTTACAAAATAGATGCGCGTGGCGGTGTGTCGCAATCCTCACAAGCTACACTGGCACAGCAACCAATTCAACAACCTACACCGCAACCGACTTATCAGCAACAGCCGCAGAATTTCCCACCTCCGGTTGATGCGAATGGCAATGTAAAGGACGATTTGCCTTTTTAGTGTATGTCCCTTTACGATACTTCAAACCCTTTGCAGAAAGAGCAATTTAAGGCTCGTTCTGCAAAGCTCGCAGAAAGCGGTAAGGTTGTAGAACTCACAGAGAAAAAGCCTAAAAGAAGCCTGCAAAGCAATAAATATTTGCATGTGATTTTAGGTTACTTTGCGTGTGAGACCGGAAACACGTTGGAGTGGGTGAAGCAACAGTATTATAAAAAGCTTGTTAATCCATCCATTTTCATTCGTGAGAGAGACGACAAGTATTTGGGACGGATAAAGATATTGCGCAGCTCTGCTGATTTAGATAGTGCAGAAATGAGTACAAGTATTACCCGTTTTCGTAATTGGGCAAGTGCTGAATGCGGAATATATTTACCTTCTGCTGATGAAGATAGATTGATTCAACTAATGGAAATAGAGATTGGACGAAATAAAGATTATTTATAATGGCAGAAATATGGAAAGATGTTGTCGGATATGAAGGTTTATATCAAGTATCAGACAGGGGTAGAATTAAATCTATATGCAGTTACGTAAGACTACAAAATGGTGAATTAATGAAGAAAAAGCCGCATATCCTTAAACTACAAGATAGATGTGGATATAAATGTGTAAACCTATTCAAAGGCGGACGCTCACATACACTTAACATTCATCGTTTAGTAGCAGAGGCTTTTTTACCCAATCCTCATAGGTATTCAGTTGTAAATCATAAAGATGAAAACAAAAGCAATAACAGCTTGTCTAATTTGGAATGGTGTACTCACGCTTATAATTTGAGTTATGGTACTGCCCAAAGAAGAAGGGCCGTATCTCAAGGTAAAGTAGTTATTCAATTAGATAAGAATGGAGCTTTTATAAAGCGACATTTGACATTAATGGACGCTTGTAGAGATACCGGCATAAATTTTCAAAATATCTCACAATGTTGTAACAACAAAAGAAAAACAGCAGGTGGATATTGTTGGAAATTTGAGGAACAGCAGGAAATACAAAGAAATCAAGAATTTATTTAGTTATGATAGAAACAAGAAAAACAGAAATCAGGTATGTGACATCTGACCCGAAAAAGATGCTCAACATGTACCTTGCAAAACGTGTCCTCAAAACATGGGAGGAATCTTTCATTGATGAAGATACAGGTGAAACAGTAACCATCGAACGGAATGAAATTCTTTTTGACCGTGGCACGCTGATAGACCAAGACACTTTGGCGAAAATTCGTTTCAGTATGGAAGCTGACGACATCAAGGAAGTGGAAGTCAGCAACCAGAACCGCTTGGCGTTCGAGAATGAGAACAAGTTCTTATATCCTTATCTTGCACAAGCGCAAATAAGCGACAAGAAGTATAAATTCTTGTTGTATGCCACTGGGCTGGAGAATGCTTGTCTTATCTTGAAAGACTACATTGAACTTAATTACCAGTTCGGATTCACCCTGACAATGATAAAGGAGTTCGATTCCTGCGTGATTCTTACTGACAATTTGAAAGAACGTAAGGTTGACGATACTTCGCTTGCCTATCTCAAAAATGAAATCACTATGGCAGAATATGTTGACAAGATGGACGATGAGACGGAAGATAGTGGCGAAGAATCTAAACCGAATGAAAAGAAATTCTACCAGATTGAGACGAAAATCACATTCACGGATGGGGAGAATGAAGACGAGAGGGTTCAGACTTTTGTCGTGAACACCTTCAACGTTGATAGGGCGATGATGCTTATTACCCACTACCTCAAAAACAAAGAGGATGAGTGTGAGAAACAAGCCAAAGAAAAGGGACATGGGTTCAGAAAGAGGGAAATCCATACAGCCATTGAATCTGCTAAACCTATCCCGGTCGGGCGGTTTATTCCGAAAGAGTTTTCAATGGCTTATATGGAATAACTTTGTTAACCTGCCTGCTCGGTCTGTGAAGATTGGGCAGGTGAATATGGGGCGTTTGGCTGGTGTGACTAATGTAATGCGCAGCATTGTAGAGGAGGGCAGTTCGATTCTGTCACGCCCCTCATAAATGTGAGCCACACATAAATGGCACGGGTCTTAAATAATGGTTGTGCCCCGGAGAATACGCTTCGGGGCTTTTAATTAGGTAAATCAGAAAGTATGTACTACATAAAGAAAAAGGCTAAGAAGAAAGACAAGCCTTTACCCTTGTTTGATAAAGCAGGGGTAACAGTAAAGAAGAAGCCGGATTTGAAAGCTAAACTCGACAAGGAGTTTTCCCTTTTCATCCGGCTTCGTGATTGTATGCCAAACGGTTCCTTCCGATGTATATCATGTGGACAGATAAAGCCGCTTACACAAGCGGACTGCGGGCACTATTTCAGTCGTACACATTTGGCAACACGGTTTGATGAGAATAATTGCCATGCCGAATGCCGACACTGCAACAGATTCAAAGCTGATCATTTGGAAGGTTATCGGGTGAATCTAATTGCTAAAATCGGTCAACAGAAATTTGATTTGCTAAAAGTGAAAGCTGCCAGCACTTCCAAAATGACTGATTTTGAGTACGAACAGCTAATCAAGTATTACAAAGCACTTAATAAGAAGTTACGAAAGGAGAAAGGGTTATGAATGATTTGGAAGCAGGAACATTTGTCATGATGGTCAAGAATAATGATGGTTCATTCTCTCCGGTTGGATTAAGTAAGGAACAGGCTTATATAATCCGGACATTTCTTTCCAAACTTAGTGAGGATTCCCCTTTTATCATTAAATCAGAAGATAGATATGTACAAACTACGTGATTACCAACAGAAAGCCTCTGATGCTGCCGTTTCTTTCTTCAATAACAGGGCGAAGAAGACGAATGCTATCATGGTTCTGCCTACGGGGAGTGGAAAGAGCCTTATCATAGCGGATATAGCTGTAAGGCTTGACGGTCATACCTTGGTGTTCCAGCCCTCGAAGGAAATACTCGAACAGAATTTCAAGAAACTCTGTTCATACGGTATTCTTGATTGCAGCATCTATTCAGCTTCATTCAACTCAAAGGAAATAAACCGGATAACATTTGCCACCATAGGTAGCGTGAAGAATCATCCCGAACTGTTCACCCACTTCAAGAACATCATCGTGGACGAATGCCACCTTGTTAACCCCAAAGAGGGAATGTATAAGGATTTCTTCGATGCGGTAAAGTGTAGGGTTCTTGGCTTGACGGCAACTCCTTATAGGTTGTCTTCCTCGCGTGATTTCGGTTCTATGCTGAAATTCATCACCCGGACAAAGCCTCATGTCTTTTCAGAGGTCATTTATCATGTACAGATATCAACCTTATTAGATATGGGTTACTTGGCGAAGTTGAATTACTATCCAATGAATCCTTCGGGGTGGAATGAACTTAACTTGAAAGTAAATACTACTGGTGCCGACTATACGGATAGGTCAGTTCAAAGAGAATATGAACGGATAGACTTCTACGGTTATCTCGTTCATATCGTCCAAAGGCTGATGAATCCCAAAGCCGGAGGAAAACGGAAAGGTATTTTGGTATTTACCCGTTTTCTGAAAGAAGCGGAGCAGCTTACCTGGTCTATACCCGGAGCCGCAATCGTTTCGGGTGACACCCCAAAAGGTGAGCGCGAAAGGATACTTGAAGCGTTCAAGGCTGGTGAAATTCCGGTAGTGGCGAATGTCGGGGTGTTAACCACCGGCTTTGACTATCCGGAACTTGATACGGTCGTTATGGCACGTCCTACAATGTCACTTGCCATGTGGTATCAGATAGTCGGTCGTGCCATCCGTCCGCATCCTTCCAAAGAATGTGGCTGGATTGTGGATTTATGCGGTAATATCAAACGTTTTGGAGAGGTGTCGGACTTACGGTTGTTTGATAGCGGAAATGGGAAATGGGCTGTATTCTCTAACGGAAGGCAATTAACTAACGTGAGATTCTAAGACTATGGACGAAGGATTTTTGAGGCTAAGCCGCAAGTTTTTCTCGAATGAAATGTGGAAAGTAACCCGTAAGTTTTCGGAATGCGAAGCGTGGCTCGACTTGATTCAGAGCGCACGATTTGAGGCAACCGACAAGGCGTACAGCGAACTTATCGGAGGTCGGGAAATCTCTTATACAAGAGGTCAATATCCAGCATCCGTATCGTTTTTGATGAAGCGTTGGCAATGGTCTGAAAAGAAAGTGCGCTATTTCCTTGCCAAACTTAAAAAAAGAGGTATGATAACGACTTGTAATAAACAAGGTATGACCGTAATTACTTTATGTAACTATGATGAATATAATCCGGTCAAGGGCAGGCAAAGAGACGTAGATAAGGGCATAGACAACAACAAAGAAATCAGCGGATTAAATCATGCTTTGGGCGAACTAAGGGCAGAGTTAAGGGCAACCGCAGAAAAAATGGCTCAAAAAATAGAAGAATTGGGGCAAGCCAAGGGCAATAATAAAAAGAAAGATGAAGAAGATAATAATATTCCCCCCACACCCCCCAAGGGGGGAGGCAAGAAAAATAAGCCTAAAGAGATTAATTCAAAAGCACGTTTGCTATTTGAACAGCATTTTAGGGAAACCTTCGGGGCTGACTACTACTGGACAGCCAAGGATGCCGGGGCTATGTCCCAGCTCTTGAATAAACTCAAATTCCAAAGAGAGCAAAAGAAAATGGACGTTTCCGATGATTCTCTGTTGTATGCCCTTCAATACCTTCTTTCCTCGGTCAAAGAGGGGTGGATATTTGATAATTTCAGCGTAACTAATATCAATTCTAAATTTAATGAAATCGTAGCACAAGCTAAAAATGGAAACAATCGGAAACTTGATACAAAACCAGACGAAAGTTCTGCCGGTATCAAATCAATTGTCTTCGGTAAATAAGGCTAATCAGAAGCAATGGAGCAGGGAGCAGATTGACATGTATTGGCGCAACCAACTCGTAGTTTCCATGAAATCCGTTTCCCCGGCCTTTACAGTTGATGACAGCAACCGCCAACTGCTGAAAGCCCTTTATCAATGGGTTTGGGGGATTCCCGGAATATTAGATGTAAGCAAGGGATTATTATTACACGGCTCTATTGGGGTGGGCAAGTCCACTTTGCTGAAAGGGCTACAGAACTATGCGGCAAAAATCGCCCGCTATTGTATTGGCGGCGCGGATGCTGGATTGACCTTTCAGTTCACCAGTGCTGCCGAGATTGCCTTGCTGTTTGCCGAGAAAGGAATTGTCGGGTTAAACCAATACACAGACAGGTCATGTATGCACAATCTTGCCATTGACGAGGTGGGTCGGGAACCTATGGATGCCAAACACTTTGGTACGGGCATCAATGCCATTCAGACCGTCTTGCAACTGCGCTATGAGCAGAGATATTGTTTCTACACCCACATGACTACCAATCTGGACCCGAACAAGGAGTTTTCCCAACGGTATGGGGATTATATTGCCGACCGGGTGAAAGAGATGTTCAATGTAATTAAAATTGAAGGTGAAAGCCGAAGATAATGGCAAAGAAAAAAGATATACCACCTGCACCCGTCCGTTGCCGCCAATGCTCATACTCCAGAGATTTTGTAGGGAACTCTTGTCTATGCAAGGCCAAGGACCATAGGGTGTGCGCATGTGACCGCTACGGCAGGATATGTGACAAATTCAAGAAGAAATAATTTTATGGACGTAGGACTTGAAAAGAAAATCGAATTATTGGAGTAGCAGCGTGACAACGCACTGCGCCTGCGCTGCCCGTTGGTGGCAAAGAAGTACCAGCGAATGATTGATGAACTTGCAAGAAAAAGCAGAAACAATGAAACCAAAGAAAGATTTGATTAAAGTTGCCGAGGCTGATGGCAGCATAGACAGATTGAACAGCCTTCTTTCAGCCGCACACATACTGAACTGCGAAGCCAACATGCTGGTAGAGGAAGCGGCAGACCTGATGAACGCCAAAGGGTTACTACTCGGAAATTTGAAAAGGATTCATAACAGCTTTGTCAAGAGCGCCGACATGTACTTCCTGGAATTCTCCTCACTCGTAGAGACAGAGAAATCGAAGATGGATATGTTCAGGGACATGGACGACTTCGACGCCAAGTTCCGCGAGTGGGTAAAATTACCGTCTGATTGGAAACCTAAAGAAGTGAAACAATGAAATTATTGAAAGAAATAGCATAATGAAAGAATATATAGAATTTCTGAAAGACAAGATGGCCATCAGTCATCAGACTGGGTTCGAGGTCAATCCGGATGAACTGACACCGTCGTTATATCCCCATGTGAAAGATACTGTTCGTTGGGCGGTGTCCGGTGGTTGCCGTGCGATATTCTCCAGTTTCGGTATGCAGAAAACCGTAACCCAGTTGGAGATACTTCGGGTAGTCCTGAAACACAAAGGCGGCAAAGGGCTGATAGTTTGTCCCAAGCGTGTAGTGGTCGAGTTCCTTACACAAGCGGAACAACATCTGCACATGAAAGTGACTTATGTACGAACTATGGCTGATGTGATGATATGTCAGACTGACATTATGGTTACGAACTACGAGCGTGTGCGCGACGGTGAAGATGGTGTAAGAATAGAACCTTCCTACTTCACCGCAACATCATTGGATGAAGCGAGCGTATTACGTGGTTTCGGTACCAAGACCTATCAGGAGTTCCTTCCCTTGTTTGCGGATGTTCCCTACCGCTTTGTCGCCACCGCCACGCCATCGCCCAACAGATACAAGGAGCTGATACATTATGCCGGTTATCTCGGTGTGATGGATACCGGGCAGGCGCTTACCCGTTTCTTTCAGCGTGACAGCACGAAGGCGAATAACCTTACCCTTTATCCGCACAAGGAGAAGGAGTTCTGGTTGTGGGTAAGTACATGGGCGTTGTTCCTCACCAGACCGTCCGACCTTGGTTACCCCGATACCGGATATGAATTGCCGGAACTGCGTGTACATGAAGAAGTGGTTAGTGTTGATAACTCCACTGCCGGAACCGACCGTGACGGACAAGTGAAGATGTTCCGTGAGGCTGCTCTCGGACTTGCCGACGCAGCGAAAGAACGTCGGGACAACATGCAGGAAAAGATTGCCCGTGTGGTGGAAATCATTAACCGTCCTGAAAACAAAGGCGACCATTTCCTTTTATGGCATGACCTGGAGAATGAACGGAAGGCTTTGTGTGACGCCATATCCGGATGTAAGGCTGTGTACGGTTCGCAGGATGATGGGGAAGCCGACAAAGTGATAGCGGACTTTAAAGACGGCCGTCTGAAGTATTTGGCTGCCAAACCGGAGATGCTTGGTGAGGGTCTGAACTTCCAGTACCATTGCCATAAGGCAATCATGTTCATCGACTACCGTTTCAACGACAAGTTCCAGGCAATAGCCCGTATCTACCGTTTCATGCAGCAGCATCCCGTAGACCTTTACTTGGTGTATGCCGAAAGCGAAGGTGAAATATTCAAATCATTCATGCAGAAGTGGGCGCAACATCGGGAGATGGTAGCCAAGATGACCGATATAGTCCGCGAGAACGGTTTGTTCGGCTTGCAGGCAGAGGAAAAGATGATGCGGTGGATGTTCGCCAGCCGGGAAGAAAAGTCCGGTAAACTTTGGAGGGCCATAAATAACGACAATGTTCTTGAATGTCAGACTATGGAAAGTAATTCGGTGGACTTGATTGTAACCAGCATCCCGTTCTCCAACCACTATGAGTACACTCCGACCTATAATGACTTCGGGCATAATGAGGACAACGGCAAGTTCTTCGAGCAGATGGATTATCTTACACCGGAGCTTATGCGTATTCTTAAACCCGGTAGGTTAGCTTGCATCCATGTGAAAGACCGTGTTTTGTTCGGCAACGCCACTGGTGACGGTATGCCCACCATCGACCCGTTCAGTGAAATGACTGTATTCCACTACATGAAATACGGGTTCCGTTACATGGGGCGTATTACAGTGGATACGGACGTGGTAAGAGAGAATAACCAGACTTACCGTCTTGGCTATACTGAAATGTGTAAGGACGGTTCAAAGATGGGTATCGGATGCCCGGAATATGTCCTTCTTTTCCGCAAGTTGCCTTCTGACACCTCACGTGCATACGCTGATTTGCCGGTAACAAAGAACAAGAGTGAATATTCATTGGCCCGTTGGCAGATAGACGCTCATGCAAGTTGGAAATCATCTGGTAATTCTCTGTTATCATACGAAGATATGAAAGGTGCTGGAATAGATAAGATTCGACATTTGTTCCGAAACTACGAGCGTGAGCATATCTACAACTATGAGGAGCACGTGTCGTTCGCAGAAGAGTTGGAGGCATATGGAAAACTGCCAAAGACATTCATGGCCGTTGACCCGGTGAGTAAGAAACCTTGGATATGGGATGATGTCACCCGGATGCGCACGCTCAATACGAAACAGTCGCAGAAGAAACGGCAGAACCACATCTGCCCCCTTCAGTTAGATATTGTCGAAAGATTGATTGAACGGTATTCAAACAGGGGTGAACTGGTGTTTGACCCCTTCGGAGGTATCGGCACTGTTCCATATTGCGCTATCAATCTGGGGAGGAAAGGTCTGTCTACCGAACTCAATTACGACTACTGGAAAGATAGTCTTTCATATCTGTATGAGGCAGAGATGGAGGTCAGCGCACCCACATTGTTCGACTTAATGAATGATGCCGTATGAACATTCACCAGATAGTTCCCCGTTCGGATTGCACCTCCTTCGCCAAGTGCGGCAAGCACTCACTTGCCTATTGCAGGAGGTACGGTGCGTCCGAATGCGGACCATGTGAAATCGTGAGGAGGAAACCCCGTAACCGGGTGGTCGTTGACGGAGTGGAGCGTAAACTGTGCACCCGTTGTGGTAGAGCACTTCCATTATCCCGGTTTTTCGATAGAATAGCCCGTCGTAACGGTAAGGAATACCATCTGAAAGCGTCATGGTGCAAGATGTGTATGGCAGAGGTACAGAGCGAGCGGAATAGAAAAAATAATAAAAAATATTGAATTATGAGACCAATAAGAAATATAGAAGACATTGAAAATCTAAAGACAGATGAAAAACTGATTGAATGCCTAAATGGTGAAGTGAATTATTATCGTTTTTTGTGCTTTCATCCGAGAAATGATGAATACGTGATTCTTCTGAACCATTGTGAGCAGCCAGTGAGATTTTATATTAAAAGCATTATAGACCGATGTTATACGGACTATACAACACGTGATATAGTAACCTATAAGAGGGATTATGCTTTGGAGCAGGTCAAGTTTTGTGAGCAGGCATTATCCGAATTTGATAAGGAGGGTAAGAAATGAAACAGACAGTAGAAGAAGCAGCTAAAGAGTGCAGACGTACAACTGCCCAATCAATGGGTGTATATGCCCAATATCACTCAATAGATGAGTGCCCTAATCATGGGATTACATATGATGAAATTGCAGAAGCTGCATTTATAAAGGGTGCCGAATGGCAGGCAAAGCAATCACCGTGGATAAGCGTTAAGGAACAGTTGCCGGAAGAAAATGAGAATATCATTATCATGTGCAAGCATGGCGCAATATTTAATGGCACATACTGTAATGGAGTATGGTTCTGTATGGACGGTTATATCAATGATGTATACAAAGACAGTCCTATTTATAGTTCGCTATTTGAAAAATACTTGCATAGTTGTGATGTTGTTTATATATTTGTAGGCAGAACTGATTTAATAGATGTAAATGTAGTAAAAACAACTGGAATAAGATATGAAAGCGGCATTTTTAATAAGATGTTCTACTAAGAATCAAGATTTAGATAGGCAGACAAGGGATTTAACTCGGCTGGCTAAGTCTTTAGGGTATGAATATGATATAGAAAATCTGGTATTTGGAGAGAAAATAACTGGTAAAGACGATGTTACTATTAAGAATAGAGAGAGTATAGATAAATTATTAAGAGCGGCTAAAGAACAAAAGTTTGATGTAGTTTTAGTAGCTGAAGTTAGCCGTATGAGTCGTGACCCCGCTTCTGGTAGAGTTTATGTAAGACAACTTATCAATATGAGCATACCAGTTTATTTTAGGGATATTGATACTTGGACTATCAACCCAGATAACGGAAAAAGGGTTAGAGATGCAGAACAAGTTATCGGTGCTGCTTTTGATGCTGCTTGGAAGTATCTTAGAAGTTTGAAGACACAAGTAGCATCTGGTAGAAGGAATGAATTAGATAATAATCAAATTTCAGTAGGACAGCCATTTTTTGGTTATACTCGTTATGGTGGTAAAGATAAGAGTAAAAAGAACTGCTGGATAGTAGATGAAGTGGCGGCTGAGGTTGTAGTCTTTGTTTTTAATGAGTATATAAAAGATGGCTCTACTCTTAAAAGTACAGCTTTGGCTACTACGGCTAAATATGGTGAATTGCTAGGTAGAAAATTTAGTGTTGGCTCTATAGAACATATATTAACCTATGAGAGTTACCATACTGGTATTAAGAAAATAAGTCTTACTGACCCCGATACAGAAGAAATAGAGGTCTTTGATGTGAAAGTGCCTATTTTAGTAGATACGGAACTATTTGAGAAAGCAACTGCAAAAAGGAAAAATAACAGAGTAAAGAGTGAGCCATATCCGAAACAAACTACCTATATATTATCTAAGCTTCTTAAATGCCCCTACTGTGGTTATACAATGACCCCAAGAGCCAAAGGAAATGATAGTAGAGGAAAAACGACTAATGAGCGTTATCGAATAATTAATGGGAAAAAGGCTTTAAGTTGGTTGTGTATGAGTGGTATTAATAATGCTACTAGTTGTAACAATCGTATCTCTGTAGCCAATGAAAAGGCAGAACCAATTATATGGGAACTTATCAAAAAGGAACTTATAGTTTTTGCCAATCTTAACAATGAGGAAAGGGAGTTAAAGGTAGAAGAACTTACTGAAAAGATTACTCATTTGGCTTCTAATATTGATAACTATAATGCTCATAAAAGTAGTTTACAGAAACAATTATCTAAAGCCTATACAGTAGCTACGATGGCTGATGAATCTGTATTAGCAATGGCTATGACAGAATTTAATAAGACAGCTAGGAATATTAGAAAAGAAATGTCTGACTGTGATAGTGCTATTGAACAGATTAAAGGAGAAATAGATAATCTCGTTAATCTAAAAATATTTTATAGCCAACCTAATCTACCATCTGATATAATTGAAAAGGCTGAAACTGATGAGGCTGAAAAGAGAAAGCTAGTAAAGGAATTAATAAATAAGATAGTACCTTATAAGATAACCACATTTAAGAAGCAACATAGAGATAGGGGATTGGTTACTCTTAATTTTGGTGTGGTATTGCTAGAGGTATATACAGTAAATGGTATTTACTATGTATTTTATAATGCTAATGATAGGGGAGATATTCGGCAAGCCTATTATATTAGTGGCGTTTTCGCTAAGTTTCAAAATTCTATAAATAAGTTTGATGCCTATAAGGAAGGTGAGTATTTTGTTATTTCTAATGCTGATATGGTAATGGAAACAGAGGAGATAGACGAGCTAATTACTGTAAATCAGATGGTGGAAATAGCTATTAATAATGGGTGGGTCTTATCCTATTGTTATAAACAAAAATAACAGTCTTATAGTATGCCTAGTATTACTATAGTACCTAGCAAAGTATTACTAGTATAGGTAATACATTATATGGCAGTCTAGTAGTGGATATTATATTATTGCTACTACCTCATTACTAGTATCAGCTATAGAAGTGCGCCTATTTTTATTTATTACAGAAATGGTATCTATATCTTGGTAATGTCCTAGAAACTAAATATGCTTGTATATGTGAAACTCAAAATTTTATAGCTATGAAAGACTAGATAAGAAAAGATGCAAAGGTGTATCTAATACCCGATTCTGTAGAAACGCATACTATTACCACTTATAGTTTAGCGAATGAAGCATTTCTCCGCACTTATTTTCCAGAGTGCGTGTATGGGCTTACCCCTAGTAGGAAGTTCAAAAAGAGAAAGCGTTAAATGTTATGTTTTAGCACTGAAAAAGCCAACTTATCCGTAATTGGGTAGGTTGGCTTTTTGCATTAGTTACAGTTTCACTAGACTATTCCCATGTGAAAGTGAAAACTGTGGTATATGTATCAATTGTATTATCTGATAGATTCTTTTCCGTATTTACCACTGTGCAGCTTTCAACATATCCATCTTTATCAAATGTATAAGAATATTTACTAGTTTCTTCGTCGTAATCATCCTTGCTATATACTTGGTCTGGTAGTTGTGAACAACGCAAACCAATCAATTCAGGATGCACATAGAAAATGTCATCATTATCAGACGGACTATAAAGAGGGAAGTAGCCTTTGCAGGTTTTTCCACTATAAGTATATTCGTAAACATCTTCTTCACTATAATAGCTGCCATTTTCCGTATAAGTTAATTTAGTAATTCTTCCATTATTCCAAGTATAAGCATCTACACTAGTTCCATCCGTATAAGTATTTTGTACTGCTATTAACTGATTGGATGAATTATAGGTAAATATTGCATTACTCCAATCGCTATAATCATCTGTATCATTGATACTTTTCACTAGATTATTATCCAGAGTATAAGTCCTTGTACTGTTATCATCCTCTGCTATAATAGTGTTATTACCCCAGATATAATTTGTTATATCCCTCTCTGTTCTTCCATTGTATTTTTCGGCATGATTTATAGAAATCAGTCTGCCTTTTGAATCATAAGTAAAGTCCCAAGTAATAGTTTCAGAATCTACCATCTTAATTTGCATAAGTTGTTTTTGATTGGTAATTACACCATCATCATTTTTACTAGGTTCATCATCATCACTGCAAGAAGCAAAACTCACACATACGGCTAGTAAAGCCATTCCAATTAATCTAAATGTTTTCATTTCTGTTTGATTTTTAAATAGTTATTCTAATTTTACTAATTCAAATTTTCCGTCTTTTAGTTGGTAGGTATGATTGATAGTATTGTTCCAGCCATTAGAACCCAAAACTGTAATGGTCTTGTTCTCTGAATCAAACTTACATTGTCCGTTTTCCAACTCTGTAAATGGTGCTTCTGTTTTCTGTATAAAGTAACCGTATGGGCTGACATCGTACACATCATAGGCATTGGAATCCCTTGAACCACTTTTATAGCGGTTGATAACAAACTCCTCTTCTCCGTCAAAATCAATATCAGAGAAGAAGAAAGGAGAATCATCCGAAAGATATTCTTCGCTCTCTAATTTGGCTGTATAGTCCAATTCTATAACAGTGTTGTTCGGATATGTGTTATCTTTATCATACAGAATCTTATCAGTCCATTTCTCAGCAAAGCAATAATACTGTATTCCTTGTTTTTCTAAACAGAATAGAGCATTACCTACTTCACCATCTTGTAGCCACATTACTTTTACCGTATATCCGTTTATCGGTTGCTTGTACTTTATGTAAATATGTGGCTGATTAAAGCACTCAAAATCTAGCGGAACAGATGTTCTGTCTGTTTTGCAAGCTATTAAACTAAGTAATCCAATAATGATAAATGGTAATTTGCTCATTGTTTTTCTATTCTTGGAATTACAAGATGTAAGTAATGTTATAACATAAAAAATTCTTGCCATAGTAGAATTAAGTATTGAGGTTATTATGCAGTTACTGTTCTTCAACTGCCTTCCAAATGACAATTAAAATGAGAAAGACGATAATATATGTCATATCTTTTGTCAGATATGCTTCCCAATTCCCCGAAGAAGCGGATAAAAAATAAGGTGTGGGAACTATATCTGCTTTACCCTTTTTCTCTGGCTTCTCGCATTGCCTATGGAACGGATAAAACAATAGCTACCCACACCAATTTTGACAATATCTAAAGCCTTACAGAATATAAGGTAGGTATATATCAAATGGTGGGGTGCTATTGCTATCATCTTCGTTCCATTTCAAACTTTGCGAGAATTTGAGAAAAAGAAGATAATCTCAATAACACCTTTCGTTAAATATGTCCTTCCAGTGTCTTAACACATTAAGCCCACTGAAATTGCTGCAAAGTTAATGAAAGGTTTTGAATAGCTAAAGACAAAACGCTGATAAATACAGTTCCAAGTGTTCCAAAACATATCTGTAGTAAGTAATTAGCTAGTATCAGCTTCCTTTAGTTGTAACTTCATTGCAGTATAAAAATTAGAAGTGGGCATATAAGACGGCACTCATACTTACTGTTAGCTAGAAAGATTATAGCTAATATTGCAGAATGGTACGACCATTCAAACCTTATTAGTAGTTCTCGAAAAATGCACATATCATAAACTACAAGCCGTACCATGCCTTTTTTAAAAGACAGTTTCCACTTCATTTCGGAACTAGCTTGCATAGGACTATCGGAAATGTGACAAAACTTTCTATTTCTGTAAATAGTCCAGAAAATTCAAACTTTGTCACATTCCAACAGATTAGAAACTTAGACAGTCATAAGTATTTAACAGTTCTTCCTGCCTTAAACCTAAGTATCTTTTAGTAATGGTTACACTGGAATGATTAAACAGTTCCATAAGTTTAACTAAGGCTAGTTCTGAATTGTCACTGTTCATATTATAAACTTGTCTGCCAAAGGTCTTTCTAAGTGAATGACAGCTAAAGTTCTTAATCTTTAATTTATACTTCTTTTTCACCTCTTTTAGTATCACATTGATTCTCTGGATAGTGAAAACAGTTCCTTTTTGGCTCACTAAAATAGGTGCGTTAATCCCTATAGGCTTTATCTGTTCATAACATTCTTTAATGTGCTGCCCAAGTTGGGCATTTATCCTAATAGTTCTTACCTTATTTGTCTTTTTCTCTATTACTGTAAATTCACTAGTATATAGTATCTGTTTCCATCTCAAAGCTAGAATATCAGATATTCTTAAACCAGTGAAACACCCCAAAGCTATAAGAAGTGAAATTTTATAATTTCCATCTTTAGCCAATTTTCTTATTAAATTCATTGCATCAGACCAAACTAGATAATCTGCTGTAGTGCTCGAATATTTTAAACTCATAATGTTCTGTTTTATATGTAAATAAATAAAAGTGAATGTTTCACCATTACCAACATACTAGCCAATTAGCTAATGTATTGATTTATAGCAAAACATTCACTTTGTATATTAGTGAGTATTTATGATTGCAAATAAGTAAAGATTGCAATAATCAGTATCAGCAAAAAGGGATTAATGATACCAATTATTATCAGTAGTATAACTACCAACGTACCCCATAATACTAGTTTTCCATTATCTTCCATTCTGTAGTATTTTAAAGTTATTAAAAAAGAAAGGACACCTAATAAATAGATGTCCTCTCATTAATTAGTCAATAAACCATTTGTAATGCTCATCCCCATGCAAGGCTGCATTAATTCCAACTGCCATTTCAGTAGCATTTAAAGAGCGGTCTAAGAAACTATCAATATATGAACTTTTATTTGCTCCAGTGAGCAAATTATAAAATTTCCACATATTCAAGTCATTTCCAAAGCTGCCAAAGTTCTCATCATTAATGTAGGCTTTTGCAACACTGTTAATCTGTGTATCAGTTAATAACATTCTTGGCAGTCTCTTTTGGTAGCCATTGGGCAAACACTGATAAAGTCTCATTTTACCCAATATTTGTGCAAATTGATGCTCACTCATGGAAGTATTGCCCAACTGTTGCATCAGATACAGATGTTTGGCAGGATTGTAGTTGTTGAACAACTCTAAGGCAGAACGGTAAAGTTCACTTGTATTGCTCACCCTTAAATCATCCTTGTAACCATCTGTAAATATGCACATATTGCAACAAACTTGGTTTTTAAAGCCTATTGCCAACCTAAACAACTCTGGAACTTTCTTTGAATACAGATTCATTTGATTATAGGCTCTAACCCCTACTATTGAAAGGTTCAACTTGTTACCCTCAACCGTTTCATAGATTGTAGGAATGTCAATACTGAAAGCTGCCCTCTCATAATAGATAGTTTTGTCTGATTCTAACAACTGATTAGCAGGTTTGTGGATAGCTTCGGGAATGCGACCCTTAATCACATGACTAACACGAATATCGGGTGTTCCAATAGTCTCACCATTGTAGTAGGAGTTTGCAGCTTCCCAAACAGTTTCAATAAATGCAGCATGGTTTACTGTAAGCTCATTGTCTTTGGCAAACACTGGAGTAATGCAGTCATTTTTCAAGTGACTTAAAGAAACTTCTTGTGTGTTTGCCTCTATGAAATGTAAAGACTTGTTAGATATTGCAGTTTTTTCAATAATGGTTGCTTCTTCTGCAAACTCACCTAAATTCATTCTCTCTCTGTTCTCTGTTGGCATGATAACTAAATTTCTCATATTGATAAAAGTTTAAATGATTAATAATTCTTTTTTATATCAATATACAGAGGGGGACTATTGAGGGTTGCCAACCGTAAAGGCAGGCACTCTTATATATTTTAGCTTACTGACTGAATGGGGAGGGGGATTCTTATATGAAGTACCCTATATACCTGCTCTCTTGACTTTCAGCCAAACTGAATATAGGTGATTAGCTAGTTTAGTCAAGCATGATGATGGAACACGGTATATACTCTTTCTTCTTTTTAGTTTTTATATTCAACACTTTAGCTATATATTCCAAAGTTATTTCTTCGGAAGCTATTCTATTAGTTAGCAAACTCCTAATTTCTTCATCTTTCATATAGTATAGCTTTCCTGCTATTTCAAGAAGTAAGCTGTTTTTTCTTCTGATACTGCCATCTTCCATTATTTTTATTTCATCGTTTCTGTCTGGTGGAGCAACACCGTTATCAATGCACCAGTCATAAATAATATGATAGATTCTTGTATCTGTATCATCTTTCTTAAAATCTGGAATAATGGACTTGTTCAGTATCAGCAAGCCATTAGTTATATATTTTATCTGTCCTGCATTGACTGCCATTTCCAGATATTTATTTAATGTCTTTGTATCAATGCCCAGTTTCTTAGACAGTTCCGTTTTGTTAAGCCCATCCAGATACGGATTTTCACTTATATACTTGTTCGTTTCCTTTTTACATATTGCCTTTAATTTAAGCAAGAAGTTCTTTAATTTAGTTCGTTCACTGGCTTTTGCTATGTTCATATCATCATTAAAGAAACTGTTATAAATATAGAAGAAGTTCTCATTACATTTTGCCATATAATATTTGTTGTAAGTCTTGTAGCTTCCCTCTGCTATTACATTGTTACTTATCACTTTATCAATAAGATTCTTATTATTCTTTAGCTTTGCAACGCTTCTTTTTACAGTGCTTAATGATATGCCTAGTTTTTCGGAAATCTCATTTTCCGTAACATTATCTGCAATGGAAGTTTTATAATTCATCCTTGACTTTATATAGGCATATACTATGGCATCCTTATTATCTATATTATTAATGTCTTTTGTCAGTGTCGTATATTGTTGTTCCATTGTGCGCAAACGGTGGGTTATTTGATTCTTCTTGATATATGTTATAAATCTCTCCGTTTTTCAGAGCCTTGTTGTATTTACGTGTTCCACCTAGATACCGTTTTAATTCCTTTCTGGTATTGAACAGTCTGTTGTTGTATATCATCATAATGTTACGTTTTTATCATTAGTTACTTATCTACGAAAGCTAGAAATTTGATAATGAAGTGCGAAGCACTGAATTATCTAAGTTGTAATGTTAGTATTGTAGTAATGTATAGAGTATCATTTTTCCCCTATACTTGGTGTCAAATTTCCCATAGACTACGGTTCATTTTTCCTTAGTACCACTTCACTAAGACTATCTTTAAAAAATATCTGTAATTTACTTCCTTGTGTTATCTGGCTAACCATGTATGCCGGAATAGGTACTATGTACCGTTTTTGATGCTGCCTTACAGAAAGGCTTTGGCAGTCATACATTATGAGGTTGCCAATCATCCAGTTTAAAGTAGAATGTAATTCTACGCTTGTTTACCTGCTTCTTTTTCTTTAGAAAGCCGTTCATTTTAGCCCATATACCAACGGCTACCTTATTGCCGGTAATGCCATCCTTGAAAGCCATTTCCTTTAATTGTTCAAACGTGTAATACTCCATGATTCAATGTTAGTTTCATTATATACTGTAAAATCTATAGTGCTTGAATTACTCTGGGCAGTTCTGGTTATACCTCTGCCCGTGGTAATTCCTATCTTTTTATCTATGTACGATTATACTCACCTCTGGGCGGTGTACCTAATCAAAGGAACACTTTCTATAGACAACTTACCTATATCGCCATATTGCCGTTATTTTCTTCTGTCAGCAAGCTAACAGACAAGAATAGTGACTTTATGTAGTTCTTTTGACAATAGTTTATATTTATGGCTATTGACAGATAGGCGATATTCGGAATAGATAGTTAAACATCTGTATATTAGCGACTAGCGAATATATCGAAGTAGGTGCTATATAACTTGCCTAGTAGATAAAAAACGGTGGTGATAGAAATTGTTAGTTATCCTGCCGATTTTTAGTACGCCAATCATTAAACAAATGATGATAGTATTAGTAATGGCAGTTATATCTAATTTAGCTGTTATTTTGCGGAACTAGTACATTAGTTAAAATAAACAGTATAGCTAATAGCGATACGACTGCGGTGTACATTAGTTAGTAGTAAAGGGGTACTAGTGGTTTCCCACTTGTACTTTAGCTAATAGAACTGGATAGACTGATTTATAAGATGTTTGTAGTTCTGGATGGGATATATAAAGTACTTATTGAAAAATATTTTAAGAAGTTTTTTATATTACGGATATATTACATACCTTTGTGATGCTGATACGGCGGCATTTGCTTTAGCGGTAATTTTGCCGTATAATATTTTAATACATATTTACTATGAATCAGAATTTAAACGTATCAGCTAAAACATTTGTACAGGTTATTAATGAAGGTCGCCAAAAGCAATCCGATTTGTATGGAAAGTGGTTTTCTTCTAAAGAAACTGGTGAACAGCTAATCCGAAAAGCGCAACAGTATTTGGATGCCTATAGAAAGTATGTTGAATATTTGGAGAAAGTTGTAGAACTGAATCCTAGAGATTTGGATATGGAACTGAATCTTTCCAAATTTGATAGCATATTGCAGGATGCTTCACCAGAAGTTAGAGAAGCCTTTCTTTCCAAATACCGCAACTAATGTTTTAGGCTACTACTTCGGTGGTAGCCTTTTTAATTTGTAAGGCATGAATATAACAGAATACGCAGAGAATTTATTTAATCTGGCATATAGCCAAGAAATGATAGATTTCATTACTAATCTAGGCGATATTAGTAGTGATGAATGGCGTATGAAAGTTACTGCCATACGAGGATATTACTTCTTTGTATTCTATAAAAGTACTAACCAGTTCTTCATAGTAGGATATATGAGAAGAGGTAATAATACTACCGACTTTGTTTATATCAATTTGAATAATGCCTTTATTTTGTCGCAGCATTTGTTATCCAGATTCCGCAAAAGAGTAGTGGCAAATGGCATAAAGTATGATTTAAGAGGTCAGATGTTTGATATACTGGAACACTCCATACAGACGCTTATTAATATCAATGAAGAAATGTATCTATGTAATACTGGCATATCAGATAAATATAACGATAATTATTTTGCTTGGACTAAATTCGGACTAATACCAGTAATAAGATATAGCGATATTGTGTTTTGTGGTACTACGTTCATATCTGTAGATATGTTGAATGAGAAGCAAAAAGAGTTATGGGATAGTGTTCACTCCAAGTTGCTAGAACATAACTTATTGAGAGGCAATAGGAAATAATTATAATGATATAGATAATTGTCATCTTATCTTTTTCTAAGACTTAAGACTTTTCGTATAAAAAACTAGATGGTTAAACATTTGATATTTTAACTATCTAGCTTATTTTTAGATTGTTATAACAATGAAAGCGTTTTTGGAATTGCTCAATGAGCAGCATACCTCCATTATGGGAACCAGTAGCTTGGATGCCTATCCCTTCTTTCGATGAGATACTCGAAGCCAACAAGGATGTACTGAAACGGATTAATTAATTATGAGAAAGATTGTACAGTTAGACGAATACGATTATAACAAGCTTGCAGACCTTGCCAAGCTCAATGAGAAAGAAATTGAGAAACACGCCATTGACCTATGGAAAGAAAAAGGCGTGGCAGAAATAACAATCAAGATAGACACTGGAAGAGATTATAATGACTACTGTCGTATTGATTGCTCTACATATCTCTTCTATAAAGATAACAGGTTCTACATTCCAGAGAATGTACGGGAGAGATTTAGGAAAATTGTCAAAGAAAATGTAATGTGGGACATTGAAGAACGGTTTGGAGACTTAAAAGGAGCGATAAACAAATTCAATCGGGAAGCTAAATGGATTGGTTATACAAAATTTGTACTTTATATGATTGCTTTGTCCGGTTGGGCTGTAGCTGCTGTGTTGTTTCTTATGCGTTAACAGTATTTAATATGGAAAGATATAGGATTGTAAGAGAAACAAAATATAGCGGCTGTATTCCAATAACTACGTATTTTGTACAAGTCAGAAAAGAAAGCCGTCTTTCGTATGGGTGGACGAACATTAAAGGCTTTGATACCTATAAGAAAGCGAAAGAGTTGTTGGATATTCTATACGGCAATTGACATGAAAACAGACCTCATTTTCTTTATTGCGATATTCGTCATCGCAGTATTATTCATCGGGCATTTCCGGTTGACATTTTCGCCGTTCAGCATATCACTCCCTTATTGGCATAGAGCTTTAGGGGTTGTCCTTATTGTTGTAGGATGTTTGATTTACAACATAGGTGAACATATGTCCGGCTATAAGAAAGGGTTGGATAACGGTATGGAAATAGTCTTGAAACAATTGAAGAAACGGTATGAACGACCAGGTGATTAATAAAGAAAAGATATTGCCAATGGTTACAAAAAAAGGCTATCTTCCCAGACAGCCAATCTTTTTTATTAACCTTAATCTAATACTATGAAAAACACATTGCAAAGGTACGGATTTGTGGAAGTTATGCAAATTATGAGCCTTTGTTCAGCCATCTTATAACATGGTTTAGCAAGCGGATATGTATGTTAACCATTAACGTAATAGATTTATAAAATTAACAAATAGTCAATGAGTAGAAATGAAAATGTCTGGACTGATGCGAAATGTGCAGCCCTTCGAGTTGAGTTCCTTACCAGTCGTGAGGAACTCTTTTTGTATGCAAAAGCCATCTATTCCGCTATGATATGGGGTAGGGAGGTGAACGAGCAAAATCGGATTATTCAGGAAAAGAATAACTCTGTAAAATAAAAAAAAGGAGAACCAAGCGCACGACCACTCAATCCTCCCTCACACGATTATGATGCAAATATACTATTTACTTTTAAAATAATCGTGTTATGGAACTGGATTTTAACAAAATAATTCGTCTTAAAAAGATTCGTATTGAGAAATCAGAACTTTCAGAGGAAGAAAACGCCTTGACCGCCCCAATTTTGAAAGACAAAAGCCTTATCCATGAAATCTACAAGATATTCGTTGAGTTGCTGAATGAGAGAGGATGTCCACCGAATATTGACAGTGTAACCCAGCGGAAGAAGTTCATTTTCATTATCCTGTATCTGTTTTCTCCAAGCTCGCTTGCCGGTGGAAAAATGACAGCAGGGTTACGACCTGAATTAGCAAGGGTTCTTGGTGTTCAATCAGAATGTACCATTTCCGACAACTGTGCGGATGTCGTGTTTTTGTATCAGAACTATGGGGATTTCAGTGGGGATATAGAGTATCTTTACACCGAAATCGTAAATCGGTTAAGAATCAAAGGGCTAATCAATTAATGAGCCGGAGTTTAGTGCTCCGGCTTTTCTGTTCTCAAATGGTCAACAACACTTTGCAACCTATCTGCATCTTTAGGATTGAAAATAAATTCGTCAAAATCTCCATATGCACTTCGATGACCAAATATGTACTTAACAGCATGGATAATTCGTTTGAGTACATTTCTTTCGGGTTTTAAGTGTACGTTGCAATATACTTCCTTTTCATCCTCAAAATATGACATCACAATCTGATGTTCGATGCTGTTGCATTCACAAATAAAGAGTTCTTTTTTATCCATGGTTGTTTATAACATAGTTGCAACTTGCTTTTCTACGGCTGATTTAATAAAAGCGTTTATTGATATTCCAGCCTGTTGGGCGAGAATGGCAATTTTGCTATGTACCTCTGGGGAAATTCGTATGTTCAGGGAACCAGAATAACTTTTACGCGGTGTAATTCCGGCTTCCTTACAATATGCTATATAATCATCCACAGCTCCTTTAAAATCCTCTTTCAATTCAGATACAGTTTCACCTTCATACGAAATCATTGTATCTTTTGGCAAATCAAGGACTTTTCCAAATAGGCAATTATCTTCATCGCTTATCTCAATACTTCCTATGTAACCTTTGTAAGTCAATGTTTTCATATTAATTTATTTTTAGTCAGAAATTCAAATACTTGTTTCATTACATACCCTTTTACGATACTTCCTGGATGTGGCTTATGCGCAGTGTACGAGCTTTCCCCTTTTGCGAAAATGACACGTGACCCACTTGTTTTTCCTTTGTTATCTATCTTATATCCGAAAATGGAGAACAAGCGTACAAGCTCATCCCAATTAAAATCTTTTGGCTGGCTTTTAAAGCGTTCTATCAACTTCTCTTTTGTACCCATAATTTAATGGTTTATGCAAATGTAACTATTTTACAGTTGCAGAACAAGTGATTTACTGTTTTTCTTCAATCTCAGCCACAATTTTCTTTAGCTCCTCTATCGTATCGGCTTTGTAGAAGTTTTCTTTATACTGGATAAGGGCGGTGAGTTCACTATCTTCTCCTTTACAAGTGGAAGAGTTATTTGTTTCGTCTCGGAAGAAGTCAACTATATTGCAATCAATGGCGTCGGCTATCTCTTTCAACTTTTTGTAGGTGGGATTTCCTTGTAAGGTAAGAGTAAGAGTTACTCTATTTACACCCATCTTTTTTGCTACATCCTGAATGGTGTAGCCCTTTTCTTTAATGATGCTTTTTATATCCATTTCAAATGTATATTATAATAAACGGAACAAATATAATATGATAAAATCAATAATGCAATAAAAGTAGCTGTTTATTGCATCAAGAAGATTGATTTATTAATAAATATGTAATTGTATACCCTTACAATTGTGTTTTTGCTAATGTTTATTAAATAGCTACATTTTTATCTTTATTCTATTTGAAGTGTAATTATAAACCCATACATTTGCATCATCAAACAAGAAGTAATAACAATTAAAAGATATACGATTATGGCAGCATCAGTAATTAAACAAAGAACAATAGAGAAGTTCATCATGTCAGAGTTTGTACAAGGCAATTTGAACACAAAAGAACAAGTAAGCTGTATGCTCATTTTGATTCAAAAGAAGCTGGGTATGTCAGTAGAGCAAGCAAGTGACTTTATGAGAAACACAATTGGTATTAACGCTTAAATATACGATCATGGCAACAAAGAAGATTGATGAAAAGAAAACATTGAAGTATGCAGTAGCATTCTACTTCTGTACATCAGGTAAGATAAACTTCATGTTAGGCAATAAAATGTATCAGCATATAAATACTGTTTATGACCAAAGAGAAGATGGCAGAGGCTTCAATACCTGTGAAGTTGTTTATAACTACAAGGCTCAAAAGTACGAGGTTCTGAATGTAGATACAGAGATAGGCAACAAAGAGATTACGATATTATAAGTTTAACCAGCAGGGTAAAAGCCCTGCGCAATATATAAGATTATGAACGTAAATGAAGTTACAGTAGGTTTGAGATATAGAGTATCAGGTGATTTGTCTAATGGCTGTCATGCAGACGGTACGCCACGCATATCGCACGATGATGTAGTAAGAGTAATCAAGCGAATTACAGATACCCACGTGATTTTAGAGTGTGGACGTATGTTCGTCATTAACGACAATCTTAAAATAGAGAAATTCTAAGTTTAATCCGGTAGCCTTCGGGCTACCACAATATACACGATTATGAAAGCAGATTTAGTTTTAGTTATCAGCCCTGAAGCCCCACTGATGAAACAACTGGGCAAAGTGTTGGGTAAGCTATGTACGCCGTACGACTTCTCTACTATAGAGAGGGGTGAAAAGTACATCACCATACAGCATGATGAAACTGGGCTTGTAGTGGCTTATACGAGTGAAGAAAGATTGAAAGCGAAACTTTAAATATAAATGATTATGAACTCAATAAACGAAAACGGTTGCAGCGTATGCCAGCCCGGTAAAGAGAATTACACTACCTACACAACGAAGTTAGGCAGAAAGAGAATGAGAATGTATCAGTATGACTACCGTACTGAAAGCGGTGAGTTGTTTTCTTGTTGTGCACCTACCTTAGAGCAGTGCAGAGAAAGACGGGACAAATGGCTTAGTTCACAACAATAACCTGATTGTTGTGTATAACGATTGAAGATATTTCGTTATCTTTGGTTGTGGTAGTACCTTTGGGGTACTATCGCGGGGTGTAGCAGTGGTAGCTTTTCACTTTGACTTGGTGAAGGTCGGTTGTTCGATTCAGCCCCCCGCAACTATTGAGTATTAATTTAAATTTGACACGATTATGAACATTCTTACATTAAGCATCAAACAGAAGTATATCGATGAAATCTTGGCAGGCAAGAAAACCCACGAATACCGTGAAATCAGACCAACTAACGCTAAGAAGTATATCACTTACCTATGTGGCGGTAAAGAATATCCGGCTGATGCAGAACTGCCTGAAGAAGGTGAGGTAGAATTGAAGCCTATCAAGTACGATGCAATCAAGCTTCTGACAGGTGCATATACAGGTAAACGTCCTTATATTATCGTTGAAGTGAAAGCAGCAGAAGCTGTTATTCTCACAGATGAAAACGGTAATGATATTGTTTACGAACATCAAGGCGAAGAATATCTTGCTGCACAAATGAATTATACTTTGGGCAAGATATTAGAAAAACATATAGATTGATTTGTTTAACTTTTAAAATTAGAAAGCAGAGTCGCAAGAAGAATTAACAGAGTAGCCGGGCCTCGCAGAAATATGAATGGTGCAGGGGCAGGTGGTAGATTGGTTGCCAATCGTAGAGGTACAGCAAGTGCCACACAGTTAGGATCACGCAGACAGCGTTACAGTGATCTTCGTACTTCATTTGGTTTAAGTGGTGGCTAGCTATGAACAAAGTAGAACAAGCGAGTCAATATATAGACCTCATTCGGGTAAAATCGAATGAGGCTTTACTGTTTTTATCACTTGGTAAAGATTCGCTTGTTCTGCTTGATTTAGTCTATCCGAAGTTTGACCGGATTGTTTGCGTGTTCATGTATTTCGTTAAGAATTTGGAACATATTAACCGTTGGATAAACTGGACTAAAGCCAAATATCCGAAAATAGAGTTTGTTCAAGTACCACATTGGAATCTCACTTATATTCTCCGTGGCGGTATGTATTGTGTGCCAAATCAGAAAGTAAAGCTGTTGAAGTTGGCAGATGTGGTAAAGGCTATGCAACTTACTCATGGAGTTTATTATACATTCTTGGGCATGAAAAAAGCTGACGGTATGAATCGTAGACTTATGTTGAAAGGGTATGAGGTAAACGGCTACGAGAATAACGGTATGGTTTATCCTTTAGCTGATTGGACACAAAAGGATATTCTTGCTTATATGAGGCAGCATAATTTACCCGAACCAGTTCGGTATTCATTGAAAGCCAGTTCGGGAGTAGGCTTCAATTTTGATTGTATGCTTTGGATGGAGAAGAACTATCCACAGGACTTACAGAGAATTTACAAAACTTTCCCGATGGCTGAAAGAGTACTTTGGGAGTATCATAATCAACAAAAGTAATATGTATGGAACTAAGTAAATATATCAAGAGTGAATCGGTAGAACTTAACCGTTCTGCCATTCGTTTTGCAGACTACAATCCGAGAAAACTTTCCGATGAATCACGCAAAGCATTAAAGCGTGGTATCAAGAAATTCGGATTGGTAGGTGGAATAGTTGTGAATAAGCGTACGGGGCTTACAGTCGTCAGTGGGCACCAGCGTTTGTCTGTCATGGACGAATTACAAAAGTTTCCCGATAACGACTATCGCATTCGTGTCGATGTCATTGACGTGGACGAACAGCAGGAAAAGGAGTTGAATATTCTAATGAACAACCCTAATGCACAAGGTTCTTGGGATTTTGACGCTCTTGCCCGTATTGTTCCTGATATTGACTGGAAAGATGCAGGATTGACGGATGCCGACTTGAATATGATTGGGGTTGATTTTCTTTTGCAGACCGAAGAAGAAAGCTCCATTGCTGACGAACTGGAAAGCATGATGTCGCCTGTAACAGAACAAAAAGAAGCCGATAAAGCCGCCAAACAGTTGGAACGTGCTGAAAAGGTAGCCCACATGAAAGAGGTCAAGCATCAGGTGAAAGAAAACGCACAGAAGCAAGCTGAGAACATGGATGCCTATGTGATGTTGTCCTTCGATACCTATGAAGCTAAAGCCGCTTTCTGCGAAAGGTTCGGGTATGAACCAGATATGAAGTTTATAAAGGGAGAAGTTTTTGATGAACAAGTAGAAAGTATAGATTAATTATTGGGAGGAAAGCTGAGTTAGAAAGAAAACATATAGCCAGTTATATCAGCAGTCCAGACGAATAATGTACAACGCTGGAAGACAATACGGGTTAGGTTCTGCAAGACAAAGAAACATAAGGGATAGAACGAAATCTATAATGGGAAGATATGCTGAGAAAATAGATAGCTATTTCTCAAAAAGAGGAGTTGATGTCTATGGAAACAAGCCAATTTCTCGCCGTGTATATATGGGTAACAATAACGGTTAAAATTATGATTGGCGATTTTATACTTTGGATAAGGAATGTTCTAAAGCAAAACCTGTTTTGTGTTCATCATTATGTTTGGAAAGGTAGTGTGATGTTCTCTGAGTTCAGGTATGAACAATGTGAGAAATGTGGAAAATTAAAGAAGTAATATGAGCAATAGTGAATCTCAAAATAGAAAAGGTAAAGGAGGAAGAAAGCCTAAGTTTGATTATACAAGCGAGGAATTTCTTTCTCTCGTGGAATCGTATGCCAAAAAGGGATTCACTGACAAGGAAATTGCTTATGCCATAGGGATTTTGCCTCAAACATTCTGCGAAAAGAAAAGTGAGTACACCGAAATATCCGAAGTCTTAGCGCGTGGGCGCGCGACAATCAATGCCACTGTAAGGGCTAAATTCCTTGCAATGGCTCTCGGTGGCATAAAAACCAAAAGCACCGTGGTAAGAAAGCTCCGTGATTCAGAAGGGAATTTGACGGGCGAAGATGAATTACAAGTAAGCGAAAGCGAGTTGGCTCCTAATTTGCAAGCAATGTCCGTTTGGCTGTACCACCATGATGAAGATTGGAGAAAGATTGAGCGCAAACAAGATGAAGACGCTGATATTCCAACAGACATAGAGCATGGCATTAACATTGATTCTTGGATTAAAGACAAGCTGAAATGATAGTACCTCAAGAAATTTACCATCCATTATACGAGGATAAGGAAAAATTTATAATTCTTATTACCGGTGGGCGTGGTTCGGGAAAGTCTTTCAATGCTTCTACCTTTATTGAGCGGTTGACTTTTGAAATGACTCCCGTAGAGAAAATAGTTCATCAGATTCTTTACACCCGTTACACGATGGTTTCTGCCGGTATGTCTATCATCCCCGAAATGATGGAGAAGATAGATTTGGACGGTACCACGAAATATTTCAAGACCACAAAGACGGACATAGTCAATAAGATGACTAAGAGCCGTATCATGTTTCGGGGTATCAAGACTTCTTCCGGAAACCAGACAGCAAAACTGAAATCCATTCAAGGCATTACGACTTTTGTCTGCGATGAAGCGGAAGAGTGGACAAGCGAAGATGAGTTCGACAAGATAATGCTCTCCATTCGCAAGAAGGGTATTCAGAACCGGATTATCATTATAATGAACCCATGTGATTCCAATCACTTCATCTACAAGAAATACATTGAGAAAACTCACAAGCTGGTAGAGATTGACGGTGTGCAGGTTCAGATTTCCACTCATCCGAATGTGCTCCATATCCATACTACGTATTTTGATAACTTGGATAACCTTTCTCCTGAGTTCCTGAAAGAGGTGGAAGATATGAAGGTGAGTAATCCTGAAAAGTATGCTCATGTGGTTATCGGCTGGTG